TGACAACGCTTCCTCGGCAGTCATAGCGCCATCAGTCTGTACGCCAATTCTGTTCCAGGGCACTTCACGGTTTCCAGCGATAGCGCGTGAGCCGTCGCTGAGTTTTTCTGCATAACTGGTTGTTGATCTTCTAGCCATTTTACTTCCCTTTCTTATTCTGTGAGTAGCCTCATCAGTAGCAGCGATTACTGCTAGACGCGGAATGTGACGGCACTCCGCGTTTCGGCTTAGTCTTTCAAGTAGTTATCTTCTGAGTTGATGCACTGAGCATCGCGGCAAAAGAAACCTTGCGCATATTGACCGCGCACTACTTCTTTCTTGCAGATACCGCAAGTAATGAAACCAGTCTTCTTAGACATAACCGCCTCCAACTACTTTCAATTCAGCCCAAGTATTGCGCTCATTCAACTCATCAAGAATGGAAGCAAGTTTTGGTGCTACTAAATCTTCTAGCATCGCCTCTAACATCATTCTTTGATTTTCAGGTGGCAGTTTTAACAGTCTCTTTGCCGTTTCATTATTTTCATCTATGATCGTTTCGAAGTGTAAATCGTGCTTAATTGATATTGTCATTTGCCTTCTCCTCTGTGTCTAGTTCTTCTTGATGGATTAAAGTGCATTTTCTGCACACATATATTTTGTAGTTCATATAGAACCGCTTGAACAGTCGCGCGTTAGTGATAGAGCACATACCGCAAGCACTCACTTTCCTTCCTCTTTCAATACAGAGATTGCTTGCTCTAGTTCGGCGATCCTTTCTTGTCGTGTCTTGTGCCTAGTTTCAACACCGAGCATTGCTAATTGTTCAACATAGATACTTTGATATTCGTTAAAGTGCCTTCTGGTGAGAATTGTTTTCGCTCTTGATGCGGCTAGTTGCCTTTCGTTTCCAGTCATTCTGTTTCCCCTTCTTTCATTTCTTGATATGCCTGCTCGACATATCCGTTGATTGTCGTTTGCGTGTTGATAAGGACAGCCCAAGTAATTTTCGGGTCGTCCTTATCTAACGCGAGTTGATAATTGTTAAGTGCTAGTTCAATCCACTTCTTAGTCCAAGGATTCACGGGTATAAGAAATCCTTACAACCTTGGCTCATCTTGGACAGAGGAACATCGCATCGTTTGGGCGTAGTCAATTCCCCTAACGCCCAAACGATTCCTACGATTACGAGCAACGCAATAATGCGTCGGAGTATGTATTTGTTTTTCATTAGTTATCTTCCTGTACATCGAAGTCACAAATATCAATGGACTCGTTGGTTTCGTCTAGATCGTCGCTGACTCCGTATGTGTTGATAGAAACATCGAAATTGCTTTCGTCAATCATCTCAACATCAAAGTCAATCGGCGCGGTATATGTGTATTCAACCTGAACTGTGAAGGACACAGTAACTTCCTTAGTCAGTTCAATGTCGCAGTCTGTCGCTAGTTCTTTCAACTCATCAACAGAAGCCGAGTCGTCATTAGTGACGTGCTCCACAATGAAAGAACGCACTGTGGCAATCAAGTCATTCAACTGCTGGCGTTGATAAGTATTGGAATTACGCAACGACTGAATCAATGCATCTTTTGACTCAACTGCTTTGTGGTAATTAGCGAATTCCTCAGCAATCACTTCAACGCTATTTTCTGCGATGAATGCCTCCGCTACCTGAAGTGGTGTAAGAGGTGCTGAATCGGTTGTGTTTACTGTTGCTTCTGACATTTGTATCTCCCTTTGTTTTCTGATGGACTCATCAGTAACGGCAATTACCGTTAGACCGCCCGAAGGCGGTTTCGTCCTATGCTTTGGCTAGTTCTTGCTTAACTACCTTTTCTAGTTGCTTGAAGAATTGACTAATAGTCTTGTTCGTTGAATTGGTATATAAGCCGATTCGCTTCTTGACATCTTCGAGAGTAAAGAAGTAATCACCGTCAGGACCATTAGCGAGCGCGCCGAAAGTTGCTTCAACGGCTTTGAGTCGAGCATAGAACTCAACATAATTTTCTTCTGTGATCGCGTTCATATTCACCGTCATAGTTGCCCATATCAATGAATTTGTAATTCCCCACTCTTTACCTTCTGCAGTGATTCCTGCGAAGTCTGAGCAGTTTTCGATATTCCAATGTAGTGCCATTTCTATCTCCCTTTGCAATTGCCTATTCTCATCAGTCACGGTTCGGCGTTCCGTGAGACGGCACGCATTTTTAGTATGCGCGCCGTTTCGAATTTATTCCCTTGATTTGATTCGCCAGTAATTCGCTATATGGTTAATCACTTGACCGTTGCGCTAGAAACTTATCTGTCACTCGCTCGCTGAATAATCAGGTCTTCGCGGATTTGTTTCACGGAACCTAGAACTGGTTCGGGCGTCGTTCGTGTGATACCTAAGTTACTCAATCAACATTATTATTTCGAACCCGATAAGACCTGATATTGCTGGTTTCGGGGAAATGATGTTTTCACTTCGCTACCCAACTGACTTATGTAATTAGTGAGTATTAGTTTTCTGTCACGCGATTTATTTCCCTAGGGATTTATATGAATAAATCGCTTCACCAGTTTTACTAACCTGACTTCTAGTTTTTTCACTTCTGTCGGGCTATCCTTGGATATACCCCCGACGCGTGCCTAGGGGTTCAGTTTATACAGGCTGGCCCTGTAAAGCAAGTCCAGACACGCGGTGCCCTGCTCTAGTTTTAAGGGTCATTTGCTGGGTTATGAAGCTTCACCGCTACAATCGGGCTATGGCATACACTCATATTGAACTTCGTTGCGGTGGACTCGTTGTGAATATCGAGACTGAACTTGCTTATCCTGATGCTATGGACGATCTGTGTAATCGCACTCTTAATCTATTCAAAGAAGGCGTACTCGTTGCTAAAGAAAACGACATTGATATTACAGTTATGAGCCTTCACACTTCTGACTACGGAGACGAAGACTTAGAAGACTAATCAAGCCAGACTTGATACTGGGCAGTCACTCTTCCCTTTTCGGGATCAACGAAGTGAAGTCGCTGAGAAGGTAGCCCCGAAGCAGCCATAGAATCTCTCGCGTAACGATTGTCCGATTCCGTTGAGCCAGTCCAGTAAAGATTGAAGTTCTTTTGAATCGGCTCCTGTGCGTGTCGGTGATAATGTCCAAGGTAAATATCGTGGAAATCATAATCGTGTGCGCCAGCCTTCCAGCGATTCGCACCGGCAATCCAAGCGGAAGGCGAAGCAAATCCTGAGCGACCTAACTCATCTCCGTGCATTAGGAGAGCGCGGTAGTTACCGACTGCTACTTCTTGAATATCTTCGGGGCAATCTTCCCAAGTCAAACGCTTCTCGGTTTCAAGAAGCATAGTTCTAGCGAACGAATAACACATTCGATCTACATTGTCACTCTTAGGAACCTCGGCTCGCTTTCCGCCGATTCTTCCGTGATTGCCCCATTCGGCTACGACAGTTACCTTCTCGAAGTTAGCAAGCATTACTCTAACGAAATCCATTAAGAGGCGAGATACATTGACCCATTGTTCGTGAAGCGAAGCATCAATCTGCCATAACTGCGCAGGGTAATTGAATAAGCCTTCAACCATATCTCCGCCGAACATAACTACGCATTCTCTGACAGGGTGATGAACGCGTTGCAATTCAGTCAGCGTTACAATCTTTTCAGCGAACTGCATTACGCGTTTACGCATAATCTCAGAGTTATATGAAGTAGTTACCTTTGCGCCTTGCCAGTCTGTTGAGTGGACTAAGGCTACTTCGGGCTTTCCTTTGCTTAGGTCTTTCTTAGGTGCAGGGACAGGAGCCACTTTGCCTAGAGCAATCATTGCTTCATAAGCACCGCGCCGAGTCGCTTCCGATAATTCTAGATTGCGGTTCTTAGCATCGGCTAATTGTTTCTGCGTATGAAGTAATGCTTTGCGTAGTTCAACAGTCTGCTCGTTTGATTCTACTTCTTTTAATTTATTTTCAAGACCCATGCTTAACCACGATTTCCTTCGCTAGTTGAATATAACCGATCTTGTCATTCCAAGAGTCTTCGTGAAGCGGATTAGCAAATACGCGAACACTTTTAAGGGCATCCATCATTAACGCCACTTGGTGAGGCGGTATTTCTTCAATCTGAAGTAGAGCACCCCATAAACGACCAATGGTAGTGAAATTAGTATAAGAATCACCGTACTCTTCTTGACGGTCCGCGAGAATTTCATTTACTTTGTCGCGCATCTGCATAATCCGTTGCGGTGTTTATTCAAAGTTTCGTGACCGAGTTTATGTCCATCTGAACGCAAAGCCATAACTATCGTATTGGTGGATATCCCATTATCAAGTGCTTTATTAAACGCAACCTGATCTTCTTTAGAAAGTTTATCTACGACTAAAACTACTGGACACTTTTCCCAGCGAGTTACGCGGTATTGATCTATCTTGTCTGCTAGAGCCATTTGCTCCACCTCCTTAGAGGAATAGTAGCAGGAGAGGCATCAGGATTAGATCAAGCCTTCATAGGCGAGTTCAAAGAAGTCCGCTTGGGAATCAACATCACGATAGGTCGGCACGATAACGCTGAGCGGAGTATCCATAAATGCAGAAACGCCCTGCACCTTCCCCAAGAGCAAAGCGTTTCTTGCTATTAAGTTGTAGCGCAATCTTAGTGGGTTTCTAAGTTGTTTGCATACGGAGTTGAAATATGTGATTCAGGAAGAACATTTGGTGAAGTGCTTGGGTTATGAGGAACTGCTGCCCCGCCCATAAATGAAGGAACGACAAACATCAAAACTTTCTTGATATCAGTAGAAAATCCCGTAGCACCCCAAGCGGTCATGCCTGTACCTGCGGCAAGAGTCAGAGCCTTTGGATCGGTCAGTTTTAATCGAATCATGGCAACTTCTTCATTAATTCGGTATAGGTGGCTTGGTTAATACCCGTAACTGGCAGTCTATTGGCGCTCTGGAAAGTTTTGACGGCATAGGCTTGGGTATCTGACCAACCGCTATTCTCAAAGGCTTGTGGGAGCAACCCTGCCTTAAATAGAGCCTTCTCAACAGCAAGCACCGCAGCAGTTTTGCCAGTCGGTTTGTAATCGCTTGCGTTCCATGCGGGTGCGGAAAAGGTTGTTGTGGGCTTGGTTGTGGCAAAGTTTGAGTTATGAGTGACGGCTACACCACCTGCGCCGAGAGCAGTAGCCCCAGCAACTCCACCCGCCATTAATTTGTTTGTGCCTAGCGACTGAGTGGGTTTGATAGTTGTTGAATAGGCAGGGCGAACAATCGCCATAACATAAAGATAAGGGCGATGGCGAAGATAAACTCCACCCCCATTGGCTTGCGAGGCTGAGAGCGCGTGATCGGGTGAGGTGTTGCCACCTACTGTTGTAATACCATCTTTGCTTGCGCCTACAATGATCTCAACATGAGAAGCCTGACCATTACCCTCAAAAGAGTAGAAAACTAGATCGCCTGGCTGACCATCATATTTGGCAACTACTTGACCATTGCGCTGAAACCACGCTAATCCAGCAGGGCAGTAGGAAAAGCCTTTAGAGGTCTGCGCGGCTACTAAGTGGGAGAGATTGTTTTGAGCAAATACCCACGATACAAACATAGCGCAGTATGGCGCGTTAGGTACGCCATACCAATCGCCGTAAGGGTTGGCATTATTCGCGCCTTCAACAAACCCAACTTGTTGTTGTGCCGTGTGGACAATATCAAGCGCGTTAGCCATAGGTTACTTAGTTGCTTCTGTTGCAACAATCTTCTGAGCATCCGCAAGTGCGGCGGTGACGATTGGAGCGGTGAGAGTTGCTGGCGCACCTGTTACTTCATCAATCTGATTAACAAGTGACTTAGGGTTTACGCGAGCAAGGATTGGAGCAAGCAAGCCACCAACTACTGCCTTACCTGCAACTACCTTGAGTGAATCGTGTGGAGCGATTTCGTGTGCTGCTAAACCTGCGGCAAGGATGCCGTAGAAGTAATGCTCAATATATGCTGCTTCTGATTTACTGATCTTGAAATTAACTTTACTTGCCATTGTCATCTCCTGAGATATGTTCGGCGGCTGGTAATGTGCCAGCCTTTCTGAATCTTAGCGCATCCCAAAGC